CGCCTTCTGATTGCCGATGACTTCTGATTGTTCGTCGATAATTTGGAATGGCCCATAAACAACGTCAGGATTCTTCATCTGAAAGACAATGAGCGTGTCCCGAACCCTATTCTTTAAAGCCATATCATCAGAATCAAGAACCATAATGATCGGGGCCTTCGCCAGCGCATTCCCGAAATTGCGGGCGGCGCTTCTGCCACGGTTCTCCGAGAACGCGACATATTGCACCCTCGGATCTTCTTTGGTGTGCCATTTGCAAAGCTCTGCTGTGCCGTCAGTCGATCCGTCGTCTACAACGATAATCTCAATGTCCTTGACCGACTGCGCCCGACAAGACAGGATCGCCCCAGCCAGATAAGCCTCGGCGTTATAGGCCGGAATGACAAAAGAAGCCTTGGGCGGTTTCATGCCACGACCTCCATTTTTGGCTTGGGAAGTAATGCTAGGATGCGTTCGCGGAACATCTCCGGTGACACCTGGGCTTTGTAGTAATCCTGCGCTTCTTTGTTGAACGGCAAGTAACGACCATCCCTGATCGCCTTGATCATGTTTTGCTTGAAGTCCTTCATGGAAATGTCCAGGTCAAAGTTGCCGCAATAGGGAGCCTGGACGTTTGAAATGATATTTCTGCCGTTAATTAAGAACCGCCTGATCCCTTCGTCAACACTCGGGAACTTCTGAAAGGAGACGAGAAGCGAATAATCCGAAATCGAAGCGGTCGGATTGGTCTTGAAATCCAGCTCGTCAATGCGGATGTATGGCAAGTCCTGCTTGATGGTCTTAAAGATCGGCAGGTACATCTCGTCAATCGACAGAAGCACCCGGTAATCCTCCGGCAGTTTCATCTCGGCTTCATCCGTGTCAGACGGAAGCGGAAGGAGCTTGGGTTCGGGAAGTCCAACGAAATCAAAGAGGCGTTTCAGCCTCTTTTGAGCGAACACCTCATTGACATAATGATGATGAATCGACTCTTTAAACTTTTCCAGCAGTTGAATGGATGACAGAAGTCCGTATCCTTCAAAAGCCTCAATGTCCTTCGTGCGCCAATAAAGACATTTAATGCAATCCTCCGGCGCATCTGGAAACTGCACGTTGTGGAAACTGATCCCCAAGGCAAGAGCCAGTTTATAGTTGTTCCGACGGAAATCGAACTGCGAATGAAAATCCGCGCCAATCAAGCGGGCAATATGAGAACCTTTGACCGATTCTTCTTCAGAAGCCACGACGATATCACGCACCGGGATTTTATGCTTGTCGGCAACGATGCGGAAGGTCTTGAAATAGTTGTCTTTATTCCAGCCCTCGCCAGAAATCGAACCTTGCCCCGGCTCTTCGGTCAGAAAGCCCGTGCCGGCAATGAATGACCCCGTGTGGCCGTTCTCAACAATGGTGAGCCACATATCCCAGTCCTGCGCAGCTTTGAGAGATTCGTCAAACCCAGGGAAAATCTCTCGCTTCATGGGAAACATCGTGGCAATGTAGTTGCCGCAAGTAAGCATGTATGGATCAAACGGATGCGACGGGACCGCCCCTTCGTGCCCCACGAACTCATAGCCAGAATACACAAAGTCAGCCCCAGAGCTTTTGAACTCCTGAATCCATCGCTTGGCCATCTCTGGCTTGGCATAACAGTCCGCATCCCAAAATGAAACGTAAGTCCCAACAGCGTGTTTGTATCCCTCATTCCGTGCCCTGGGCGCGCCGCCATGTGGAATGCGGATGCGCTGGGTGTTGTACTTGCGAGCGACAAATTCCAGAGCATCATCCTGGCCGTCAAAGACGCAGATGACTTCGATCTGCTTGTAACTCATGTCGAAAAGGCTCTTGAGGCACTTCTCAAAAACTTCCGGCTTTTTCTTGTAGACCGGGATGATGAACGAGATCAGCGGTTTGTCGGTCATTTGCATACCGTTGTGGCCGTCAGACTTGAACCGGCAATGATAAAGGCATTCTGCGCAGTCGTGGCTTCTGTGCTAATGCACAGCGTTCCTAAACTGCCATTGACCGACGCACAGTTAGAACAAATGACAGGCTGACCGACATAAGTCGGCGTGGATTGCGCCACCTGTGTGAGCGTCAACACCGAAATGGGCGCTACTGTCGGGACACTGACGGAAGCCGCCCAAAGAAAACTCGAAAACCCAGAAACCAAGAAAAGAATGATTGCTTTTTTCATGTCGTCTCCTATTGTCCCTTTACAGGAACATTGATAAGCCCCTGGACCGCCGCCGCAATCGTCGGCTGATTGTTGGCGATGTTCTGCAAAAGCGAACTGATCGCCGTTGCCGAGGTTCCTGTCGGAACCATCACCTGAACAGGTTGCATCGTGTGAGTCCCATCCGTGATGGACACAAATAAATACGTGTTTGTTCCATCATCTGCCGCTCCGATCAACGTCGCTGAATATTGATTAGCCATGGATTAATTCTCCTTTTAACGATTCAAATTCCTTCTTGTACTGGGCAATGACAGCCGGCACAGGAACGTCTGTTTTCTTAAATTCAAAGACACCGAAACGTTTATCGGTAGATTCCAGCGTCACGCGGGGATGATTCGCGGCCATTTCATCAATGACACTCGGATCGAATCCGGGATGCTGAGTCTTAAGACAGAGCCGCATCTTTTCCAGGCGACGCTTGTAGGATTTCAGCTCGCAATAATGGTTAATTGAGATGCCAGAATCGGCTATCTCGAAGGGATACCGCGAGAAATCCGTCCCATAATGCTTGTAGGCGTTGCCGGTTATAACGGAGTGGTAAAAATCCTCGTTCTGAGATCCATACCCACCGTAATAATGGAGTCCGAATTTCTTGGCGTGGATGTTTTTCCATTTGTCCGCCCTTCCCTTGGCAATCTGCGTGTCAAAATCTCTGGCAAAGCTCGTAATGTGCGTATACCAGGCAAGCGGCCCCTCAGAAAGCTCGGCGCCCTGTGTCACGATCATGTCAGGATGCAAAAACCAGCAAGCATCGCCAGAAGATTCATGGATCGCGTCATTAAAAGCCTTGTCATAGGCTTTCATGTCCAAAGGATCGAAATCATATTCGTCTGAAATGCGGTATTTGATCTTCTCCCCCAGGATCTTCTTCAAATGTGGAAGGAGATTTAGCGTCCCGTCGTTAGAACCGGAAGCCACGGTGTAAATGAACTCATGGACAAAAGGCGCCGCGGCCATGACGGAGTACCCCAGCCAGGGGAACTCATTTTTTACGGGAGCAATCACAGAAATCTTCACGCGATCGCCTCCACATTCAAGCTGATCCTGATCCCATGATGATTGTCACGACCCTTGATCCTACCGCCCATAAACCCTTCGCCCATGCCGCCCAAATTCAGGCGCAAAGGCCCCTCCGCCATAAGCGGTTCTGCCGAGACGCTTACAACGGAGGGGTTCTTCACTTAGCTAACTTTCTCAGCCGTGTACAAGATCCGGCCTGCCGATGGGTTTAACGCCAGGGCAACGCCATAAATCTTGTAAGTCACGTCAGTGAACTGATCGAAAGGATCGTTCTTGTCTGGGCCGCGCGCGACGATCATTTTGACGTTTCCGTCTAAGGACGTGAAGCCGAAGGCTTGCTGTCCGAAGATAAAAGTCAGGTTGACTGAGTGCGCAGTCGCCGCGTACCTAGGGCAAATGGCAGACTGAACGAAGCGGACTCCGTTCACTGCCATACCAACTTCGCCCTTATACATGGTCTCCTTCGAGTTCTGATACTGGTTCCAGTCCTTCCAGGTCGGGTCTTTCATGAGCGAATGGAGCGCATTGGGATGCGCGTAGCCCACAAAATAACCGTCCGCGAAAGGCTTCGCATAGACTCCGCGAAGTTTCGTCACAGTCTTTCTCACAGAATAAACGCTCAGTTGTGCCGAGGTCGAAGGCGCAGAAGCGTTGATGCCGGAGAGTTTTGTGCCGGAAAATCCGAACACAGCAGGGAATTGGAACTGCTTGTTCGAGGTGTTCTTCGTCCCTGTCACGGCGCAGAACGCCGAGGCCGGGCTGGACATATAGACAGACAAGATGGATGTCACCTGGTTTGCCGCAATGTCCGCTTTGAAAATGCCCATCTGACACATGACTTCGACGGTTTCAGCCGCCGAGTCCGCCAGACGTTCCATCGCCCCATTGACCGCATCAAAGATCGTGGTCATGGTGGTCAGGTCGGTGAGTTTTACCCCACGACCGTAACCGGCGATTGTGCCGGACACTTTGCGGGAAGAAAGCGCGATCAGGCTGTTCGCCGTGCCTTCCGTCAGGGTTGAGGAGGCGGCAGTGATGCGGTTCCATCCGTTAAAGGTCGCGGTGTTACCTGTCCGCAGAGGAAGTTCGTCGCGTTGCGCGAACTCGATCAGCGGAGTTTTCGGGACGAGCGTCGCAATAATCTTTCTGCTGAACCATGCCAGCAAAAGGTTATTTAACGTCGTTGTAGTGGTATTAGTATCGGACATTTAATCTACTAGGCTCCTGGGCCGGTTAGGGCTTACCTTCCTAGTCCTTCAGTGTGCTTTATAGACGCGGACGCTGGACTACGCTCGCCAAACGGCCTTGGACGCTTCCCGCAGTTGCTCCTCAAGCCGCTTCCCCTCTTCCGAGAAAGGATCGACTCCGGTCACTTGCTGGTACATCGTCTGAGGTGTCTGGACTTGCGCGAGTCCTTGAACGGTCGCTGGTGATCCTCGCCCCAAAATAGGGCTTGGGTTGCTAGGTTGCACAGAGGCTTTCGGAGCCTCCCCTAATCGCAAGCGATCTTTGACTGCATTCCACGCGGCACGGTGAGGGTTTTTTAACGACCAGTAGTTTTCTGAGGGATCGTTGAGTTCTTTTTTCAGCTCTTCGTAAAGCGGCCCCTGCAATACCCGGGGATCTTGGTCGGCCAGGGCCGCGATGTTTGCGCGGGTGGCGGCGATGCGCTGTTGCTCAGCCAGGCCTTGAGTCACCTCAAGGGCCGGCGCGGCAATATCCAGCGCTTCTTTACGGGCAACGGCACGGGAGATCTCGACAGCAAAGGCAATCGGATCAGTCTGCGCCAACTGCAACAACTGAGCACGGATGGCATCGGGAGTCTGCGCGGTCACATTGGCTGCTGGCGGCTGTGCCGCCGGTAAGGACTCAATTTGTTTTTTGAGTTGGCCTTGTTTGTTGCCTAAGTTCCCCAGCTCCTTCTGCCGTGTTTCGTAATCCGCAAGCAACTCGTCAACCG